AATTATTGGTTTTAGTCTCCTCAATGTGTTTTTGGATTAAATACTTACGGACATATGTTGGCATATTCATGAACTCAGAGTACTGTGTCCTGAATAATCTAGAGAAATAATAAAATTCGTCTAAGATTGTTGTCTTATATTGATAAGAAAGGCCGAAAAAATTCCACCCCAAAAGCGATATCAATTACCACTTTTTCTCCTGACGGGGCGATTACTTCTTTTGATAGGTCTAATCTTGGTTCATTATCCAAAATAAATCTTCTAATAAATTTAGAATCGGAGATTGGCATTTGTTCAACAAAGACACTGATTTTATTTTTATCTTCATCACCATCAATCGCCACAATGTGTTTCAACAATTTAGTTGTTACAACAGGTGCAGTTCTTTCTGAAGGATAAGACTTTACGATCCTATCAATTTCAATTCTATCTAAAACATTTAACAGTTTTAAAGTAACCGTTTTTTTTGTTATAGGTAATACCGTTTGTAGATAACCATTTTCATCAGGCTCTACATTTGTTTTTTTATAATTTAATTCATCAAGTAGAATTGTGGTGCTAAATCTTTCATCAGTCACAGGATCAATAGCCATTACTCTATATTCAGGACCAAAAGATGTGTTACGTAAAAAAAGTAATACCGCTTCAATATCACCATCCAAAAGTTCTTCAGGTCTGATGTCTCTTTCGTAGATTTTATTTCTTAATAAAGGTAAGATAATACCTTCATTAATGTTTTTCTTATAATCAACTTCAGCCAAGACATTTTCATCTGAGGCAGTTAAATAACCAACTTTAATTGATTTCTTTTTTGATTTGTAAAACTTACCTTGTGTTGGTAATTGGATCACATCGTGTGGTAAATTAAATTCCGCCTGTCCTGCAGCATATATATCTTGTTCCATAGTTATTTTCTTTTATAATTAAAAATAAAAAAAGACCGTAACTAGTAAAGTATACGGTCTTAGTATTATTAATAATATTAGTAATTTTTCAATATACCAAAATACAACGATCCATTCTCATATTCGCAGATATTTTAGCGATTCCATCACTTGAATAAGATAATGATCCACCGTCATATCCTGTCAAGAATGTACCTTCTAAAATCCATTTCTCAACAACAACACCTGTTGGGTCTAACATCTCAAGGTCAACATTCTTTTTGTAACCCGCAGCATAACCCATACGTCCTGTTACTGACTCAGCACATAAACGAATCCATTCCATTACAGCTTGTGATGCTGAAGGTCCGATTGGATCACGGAAAGTAACTGGAAGTTCACCCCATTCAAAACGACCTGCAACATACGTTGAAGTATTTAAGAAGTCAATCTTAGTTGTGTTGATAGTAAGTTTTGGTCTAGATGTCGTCTCAACGTACCACTCATTAATACCAAGTGATGATGGAAATCTCAAAATCCATCGGTTCTCCCTTTTCGGTTCGTAAGGGATCGGCATTTTCATTAACAAATCAGCCATATCTTATTTTTTAAATTTTTCTTTTATTTTTATTATAAATAGTGTGAAATAAAAATTTTTCTATTTACTTCAATTATTTTTTAAATTATATCTCTACTAGACCCAGTTAAATTAATATTTAGTTTTCTTTCCTCCTCCAGTATGATAGATTTCTAAACCAGATTCATCATCAAAATGTTTCTTCATTGCTTGAACATTCCTTAAGTCATCATCTGAAAAACCAATATAAGGAACAAAATAATTGCTAATCTTATTTTTCATAAATGCCTTTTCTTGTAATTGTCTAGAAAGGTTTTGAACGTAGGTCATAAATTCTTTCATAGCATCTACTTTTAATTGTTCAGGGTTGGCAGCCGAACCTTGACCGAAACTTACAGGGTGGTATCTATTCATATCTAAATAAGATCGTACTAGTTCATCGTCAGACAAATCTTCCTCATCAGCCAATTCTCTATACTTTTTTAAGTTTTTAACCAATTCTTTCTCACTAATACCGTGTTTGTTTTTCTTAATAAGATTATAAACAGCATTTTTAAGAATGGTTGGGGTGTGTCCCCTTGCTGTAATGATTGAAAAGACCGACCCGTTATTAACCGCTTCGACAAAATCACTCCACGCTGGTCCTGTAGGTGCTTTCATTGCATCTCTTAAGAAACCTTCATCACCAGGCACATTGAAGTCTCTGAATGGATTTTCATCAAAACCAACTATGGTGTGTCCCTCATAATCAAAAGGTTCTTTTCCGATTTCAGTTCTGTATTCCGCAAAATCTTCTGTGGACATACCAACAACTTTACCCTTATCGTCTTTAGTATAAATCTTTGTTGGCATATACATAAGGTTATCGTCCCAATCAAAAGCATAATACTTCATCGTAGGTTTCATTTGATCGTGAATGATCTCTGAAATAATCTGTTTAACAACTTTTTTGTAATTCATATAAATAAATATCACTATAAATAAAAAAAGGGGAAACTTTCGTCCCCCCTTTTCATATGAATATAAACCAACTTATATATTCTCAAACGATGCTCCTGTCGGAGTAATGTAGAATGTGATGTCGATGAATTCAAGTGATCTTGTAGGTTTGATATAAATCTTACCTGTCAATTGGTTTCTATCGATATCTTCAGGATCGTTGGATACAGTAACTCTAAAGTCATATAAACCTCGATCTCTTCTGATTGCATCTAAGATTGGATTAACCGCGTTTAAGAAATCTTGTCTTACTTGTGCGTCGTTTTGTTCAAACAATAATCTTACAGATACTGCTGATATCAATTTACGAGCTTGTAGTAACAATCTTCTTACGTTAATTCTGTCAAGAGCAGATTCTCTAACTTGTAAAGTTTTGTTACCCCAAATTACTGTACCTACATCAGAGAAGGTTGCAATTGGGTTAATTCTACCTATGTAAAGAATGTCTCTATCTTCTTGAGTTAACTTCTTACGAGCTTTAATACAATTAACAATACCACGAGTGTAACCCGCTGCCGCGAACCAAGGGAATGCGATGTTATCTGTTAATGCCAAGTTTCTCGTAACCTCTGCCGTTGGTGGGATGTAGATTTGAGTGTTATTAACACTATCTCTTGTCAATACCCACGGATAGTAAGTAGCGGTGTAGTTAGAGTCAATTCCTGTGTTGTCTAAGTTGTCAACCGCCTCAGTTGGGTAGATTAAATAATCTTGTCCGTTAAGAGAAGGAACATACATATCAACGTCAGGTGTAGTACACACATAAAGTGAATCCGCTCTGTTGAACTCAATCATCTCAATTGCCGACTCAACCAAGTTACTATTGTTAACATAATCAATACCTGGTGTTACAAACACGTTGATGTTTACCGCTTCAGGGTTTGCAAATGTTTGTTGACCTAACAAGTATGCGTAGTAGTCAGAGTTTGCGAAGTTTTGAGTTCCATCACCTAAAGAAATTTCTTTAAATGCTCCCCATCCTGTAGCGTTAGGGTATCTTGTAGAAGGACAAGCCCCTCTTAAGAATCCAGCTCTACCGATTTGGAAGTTATCAGTGTTTGTTCTCCACTCTCTGTAGATATCCCATCCGTCAAAACCACCTTGTACTAAGAATGTGAACTTACGAGCGAACAATCTATAGTAAGCGTTTGTTGGTAATTCAGGATCAGTAATGAATGGTGAATTACCACAGATGAATCTTGGGTCACCACTTGTTGAGAACTCAGGTCCGATTGTTAAACCACTTGCGTTTACATCCATGTGGAAACCAGCTGATCTGTAATTAAATGGTAAACCATCAATATCACAAGTGTTGATTGGGTTTCTCTTACCAACATATTCGAAGTATGCTGGATCCCAACCTAAACTATTAGATATACCTAAGTAAGTTCTTCTTACGTTATCTCCTGGGCTAATTAAAGCGTCATCATTACCCGTTGATAAACCAAATGGTGGGTTATAAATAACTTCACCAGGGAAGTCGTATTTACCTTTGATAATTGGGAATGGTGAACTAGCACCCGCATAATTTCTAAAGTTGAATCCGTTAAATCCACAAGGTAATGCGTCGATCGGAGCGTCTTCACTCATTTCAACCATAACATATTTAGAGTTCAATGCGTACTCACCATCTAATGTACCAATCTTATTAGCAACGAAGTTGTTTTCAGTTGGGTTCATTGAACAGTTTGTAAATTTCTCTATAACAACTGGATTTGCATCAGTATCAAAATAATCACGGATCAATACATCAAAAGTTAAATTGTTGTAAGTTTGATTAATGATTGAGATTTTAATTAATGTGTTTGCCGCGTCACCATCGGATACTGTATAGAATCTAAATAAGTCATAAACTTTATTACCTCTTAATTCAGATACCACGTAAGGTGAAGCCGGTGTTTGCCATTTATCTAAGTACCAACCAATTGAGTTAGCATCACCACTCTGTGCTGAATCTAAAGCGATTAAGTTAGGATTTAAACCTTTGATATAACCTTTTCTCCAAGAGTAATTTAAGAATGATTGGAATACCTCTTCAGCAAAAACAGGAACTTCAATTCTTGGTTTTTGGAAGTTAGTAATACCGAACACTTTAGTTACGTATTCAGGGTCATTTTGAGTTAACGATGTTTCGAACTTAAATGCCGTACCGAATTTGTCTGTTACATTAACACCGAATGTTAGGTATGGATTTTTAAGAACTCCAGCATATTGACCTGTCATATCTAATGTTACTTCAGATGTACCTGTCACAGAATATGCTGGGTTATTATCTGTTGTATATGTAGATATACCTCTCGATCTTAATGTACTAACAACAACGTTATCGTAATCAACATAAGATGTACCTGTATAATAGTATATCTTACCACCAATAGTACCTGAATAACAATCGATGTTTACAGGTGTAGGTGTTGGTGTTGGTGATGTGAAAGGTGAAGGTGTAATACAAGGATTAACAAACGACGGAGTCGGTGTTGGGGATGCAGTTGCTCCTGGTGTAGGTGTTGGGTTAGGGAAATATGCCGTTAAACCTGACACATACGTAAAGAATGAGAAACCAGAATAATTTGTATTACCATTATTGTTAAATAATGCGTAGTACCAAGAGTCGTTAAGTGGTGATAATAAATCAGTTTCATCTAACGATACTGAAGGAACTTCAAATACATTAGTTTCAACATTAAATCCTGAACCATTTAAAACATCATAATCATCAGTTGCAATAGAACCGAAGTATGCGATTTGTTCGTCTTCCGCAGTATACGGATTAGAACTTGTGATTATGTTAAAAATTAAGTTTTGGATTTGAGTATTTAATGTTGAAGTATCTCCATTAAACTCTTCGTATTGACTTAATAATAAACTTTCAATTTCTGGTGGGAATGATGTTTGATAACCAATAGTTGTTGAACTATTTGTACATCCGGTGAACTCAACACTGAATGTTAATTCTTTTGGTGTTACACAAGTTGTTACACAAGTGGTAAAGTCAGTTACTGAACTTAAACACCATACATCAATCGTACTTGGGTCAACATTAGCTACAGTTGTGATAGACCAAGACGGTCCAGCATCGTAGCCAGATAAACCAAGAATTCTAGTTACAAACAATTGGTTAGATTGTTGTAAATATGCTTTTGCGATATACGCGGCTTCGTACTTTGGAATCTGAGTATTAACAAATTTTTCAGGTGAGGTCCCACCGAATACGGTTTGGAATTCATCAAAACTTGTAATAAAGATTGGTTCAAAAGCCGGTCCTATCAAAGTTTCTCCTGCAATACCCAAAGTAGTAACTCCGACACTTTGTGCTACAAAGCTCAAGTCAACCTCTGAAGTATAGACGCCTGGTGAAACAAAAACCTTACTGTTTGTTGCCATACTATAAATTTCTTTTATTTATTTATTTTCCTATAAATACTTGTCAAAACACGAAAAACTTTACATTATAGAAAGTATTTATATTTTGGTAAGATTTTATTCTGCCTTAATTCTGCCCCTATGTCTAAAGATAATAAGAAGATAAAAAACCTTAAAATTGACGTTGATGTTCACGGTGTCCTGAAGGCATATTGTGACAAACGTGGTATTAAAATGTATAGGTTTTTGGAGAACTTAATTATGGAAAAATGTCAAGAAAAAAAAGACATTTATGGGGAACGTTAAATTAATTTCTGACTGAACGATAGTGATGTTGGCATATCGTCAATTAATTTAACAATATCAATCCTCAAATTATCATCAGTATTAATTTGTATTTCAGTTACATCATCACCATAATAATTGTCGTTAATGTAAACCGAATACGACTCGATGTTTTCGGATTGTTCAAAATATAAGTTACAAGTGTAACTGAAAAAATATTCCTGACTATCAACACCTAAAGGATAATTAAATACAATTGTTTCAAGTTGTGTTGGTTGTTGTCTTTTTTGTGGTCGCTTAACAGGTCTTTGATCCACCTCATACATTTGGAATGCTCTTGAAATTGCCGGTGTTACCTCAAAATCGTTTTCGTCCATTAAGAATCCCATCATAGTGAATTCATATTTTTGGATATAATATTTTCTTTTTTCCAAATCTAAAGATGATTCATCGGAGAACCCGTCATTTATAATTGGAATGTAGTGTCCTTTAATTACTTGATACGCTTGTCTTGATGCGAACGTTTCCATAACTCTTTGGTTAAGGGTGTTCGCCTCCCTCATTCTATTACAGATAATTGCAACCGTAAATTTAATATCAATAGGAACTGGTTGAGGTATTTTGTAGATGTCCGCACCAACCCTATTACCATCCCAAGTAGGAACTTCCATATAGTAATACATTCTTCTGTTTGGTATGTTATACATAACCGCAGGATTGTTTCCGTATTTAACTTCAGGATTTCTGATTACCGTAATGAATGGAGGTTCGACGTTCTTATCTATATTTTGAAAGTCCCACGTCTCAACAAACTGTGACCAGTTTTGAGTTGTCACCAAAATATCAACAACAGGTATTGTTTTACCTTCGGAAGTTATGTTAAATTTTTCCTTAACAAAATCTAAAAACCCACCATCCAAATCGGCATGCAACAAAGATTTAGGAAGGTAAGTACCGTCCTTTGTGATCATGTCCTTTATTTGTTCCCTTCTCGGTAAAAGAGTTTTGGGGTATGTTAAAGGTAATGTTGGTTTAACTTTTTTTGGTAATGCCATTATAATCCTCTAAATTCATTTGGTCCAACAGGAGCCGCGATTATGGTTTTGTAAAATGGTTTGTATCCTTTGTATGTGTGTTTCAGATCCGATACCACACGACCATCATTAACAACCGTATAATATCTAACAAAATTTTCACTATCGTAATATCCTATATAATCACCGAAATCAATATCAATATCTAAGTCGTTTAAAGTTTTAATATAAACAGAAACTGTAATATTACCCGGTTCTAATTGATCTATTCTTGTTGAACCCAACATTTTATTTTCAGGTGCCGCAATTCCCACATAAGCATTAAACTCAACAGGTGGTAAATATTTGATACCGTCTTGAACTACCTCACCATAAACATCGTCAGTTTTTATTTTGTTTTTATCAACTCTATAAAGAACACAAGTGAAGTTCATATCACCAATTAACCATTCTTGACCCATCCCAACCTCAAGGTTAAAATCGTTCTCACCAAAAAATTTACCTAATCTACTAATTGGAACACTACCATTCATATTGATCTTTTATTGATAAATATTCTTTTTATGATTATTTTTAATAAAAACAAATTTTGGATAACACTAAAACACTTATTGAACATAAGGCTTTGGATTTACTTGAGGTATATAGTGGAGCAAATAACTACATTCTATATCTAAAACACAAGAAAGAAGTGTCAAGTAAATTTTATCCTACAAGAAGTCAGGCTGAATATATTACAACATATTATGACACCGCACCAAAGGTTGCTCGTAAATGGGTTGAGTTAGACACATACTTCGCAAAAAAGTTCGCAGAAGAAAAATATCTACTACAAGTTCCTGAACAAATTTACGTTGAGAAACTTTTGGTTGAAAAAGAAAAATCATATCATGTTTGGGGAAAGTTTTTTGATTCAGACAAATTAAGTGAGTTTTGGGTACCAAAGTCGGCACTCATCAAAACCCATAAAGTTGAGTCCGTTAGTATTGATTACTCAAAGTATTCTCACCGACCACCATTAGACCATCAAAAAATTGCAATTGAAAAATTGGCAGGTTCAAAAAGATTTATTCTTGCTGATGATATGGGTCTTGGTAAAACAACATCAACAATTATCGCAGCGTTAGAAGCGGGTTCTAAAAAAGTTCTCATTGTGTGTCCCGCATCTTTAAAGATAAATTGGCAAAGAGAAATTGCAAATTATTCAGATAGACCTGTTTTTATTGCAGAAGGAAAGAAATTCTCAACCGAACATGATTTTGTTATTATAAATTACGACATCCTTAAAAACTTTCACGACTCAGACCCAAAGAAAAAAGATGAGTCATTATTATTACAGAGTGGATTTGATTTAGTGATTTTGGATGAAGCACATATGATCTCAAATGTTCAAGCACAAAGAACAAAGATCATAAATAGTTTTGCGAAAAAAGTAGATAAGGTTTGGTTATTAACGGGAACACCTATGACATCTCGACCTATGAATTACTACAACTTATTGAACTTGATCGAGAGTCCTGTTGCTCAGAATTGGAAAGCATACGCAATTAGATATTGTCAAGGGTTTCAATTCACCGCTGGTAAAAGAAAGGTTTGGAACGTAATGGGAGCATCAAATCTTGAGGAATTAAGAGATAGAACATCAAAACAAATTCTTCGTAGATTAAAAGAGGAAGTTTTAGATTTACCTGATAAAATTATCACACCTGTTTATTTGAGATTAAAATCAAAAGAGTATGAGGATTTAATGGGTGAATATTTTGATTGGTACGATAGAAACCCTGATGAGTCATCATCTCTTACGGTTCAGTTCTCTAAACTAATGAAAGTTAGAAAGGTT